ACCATCAGTTACAGCAAGTAATGCAATACAACCAAACTTAGTAAACCAGTGAATTGCATGTCTTAACTGAATTCTTGCTACAGACGTAATTCTTGCAGCACATACATTATCTGACCAGTTAAAACTAATGTGAGAACCCAACGCACCATAAAGTGAATTGTTCAGAATCTTGATAGGTAACTGCTTAACCTTGAACATCGCAATGTCTTCCGAAGTCAAGAGGTTATTAACATATCTAACATGTACTTCAGGGTCAAGTTGTTGTAATAATCCAACTTCTTCCACATCCAGTTTAGCACCATTACCCATTTTCTTATAGATGTTACGTGTGGTTGTCATGTACAACAACATTTTCTGCATAACACCTGTAATATCAAATATTGGGAAGACATTATCGGTTAGTTGAATAAAAGGATAAAGACTGGCGTAATCGATTTTAATAAGTTTTTCAGTATAACCCTGTTTATATGTTCTCGCCAGACCACCACCAAACCTCATATATTTATCGGGAATCGGAATAGCCAAATCATTCTCGAAACTCCATGCGGTCAGCAGGAGATTCCAGATACTTGCAGTACCCATTGTGCATATTCTTTGATATGTTGTGGGAACTATTTTGGCAAGCATGAATGACGACTGATTATAAAGTTCATCAACTTGTTCGGTTTCCCAGAGATCATCAAGTAGATATTGTTTCACAAGTTTCCTACCACCAATAAATGTTGTGAGATTTTTCTCCGTGGCTGTTTTTTTAAACCACGGAACAAAATCCTTATTTTCGTCAAGAAATCTATTTCTATATACCTTATTTTCTTCAGCACTTATAATGTCTTTATTGGCTTGAAGTTTATAGAGATTCGTTGCGACATCCTGAAACTCATCAGGAATTTCAACATATTCGTTCTTGTCGTTAATTAAAAATACTTTATTTTCGTTATAATACCTACCAATATCATTGTCTTCACCTTTGATATATGTTCGGTTCTCCCTTGCAAAGTTCTCGAATTTCGCAACGTATTTCAATCCACTTGATTTCAAATCACTATTAACGGCAGCAGTTCGTTTTGCTGCATGGAGTGTGTCAATAATTGAATATCCCCACATCTCAGTAGCGGTATATCTATCAGTAGTATTACCATATTTAACACTGGTATTTCCCCTTCTTCTCAAATTAACACCAGCTTTAAGTCCGTTCGGAACTTCTGACATTTCCATTTTAAGAATACCTGCTCTACCCAAGATGAAATCAAAGTCAAAGGTCTCCGAATTATGTCCCAAAATAACGGCAGGTCTAATATGATCAATTAGATTAAAGAAGTCCTGAATTAATCGGATTTCGGCTTCATCGTCATCACGTTTATCGACTTCCAAAATCATTTCAACCCCCCTGTTATCCCTGACACCAATTGCAAACATTCTGGAAATCTGATATCTAAGACCCGTGGTTTCAATATCAAATGTCAGGCGATGAACGTCCTTATATTGTTCATAACCTTTATAAAGTCTTGATTGTGTACTGATGAAGAACTGTTCTGTTGTTCGAGGAGAATAAAATATATCACGATTTTTATAAACGAGTTTACCTTTATTGTCTCGTACAAAATCATCGTTTTCATCACGGAGTTTTTCGAAGGGGTCAATACCCCCATCCTTTAAATATTGTGTGATATCATTACTTGACTTATGACTTGTTAATTTATAGCAGTAACCATCAAGTAATCTCTTCTGATTTCCAGTTTTTAATTTAGTTATGGTGATACCATACTTGATTCGTTTGCTTTCAATATATGATTCATCCCTACCAACATATAATTCCCTACCAAGTCTCGCTAAGTCTTTCATGTATCTGAAAGGCAAATACCTGATATTCTCGATTCTCGGTTTCTGTTTCGGTTCGTGTATTACGCATTCAGCAATATCAGTTCTTGGATCGGTCTCGACATTCACTAGATATTTTATATCATTATTATATCCTTCAAGAAATCCTTTGATTTCACCCAAAACCTTGTGTTTATCCATCCTTCTTATTTTTTAATTATTGAATATTTTAGTTTTTTATTTCTTTTATCGTATTTGTAAAGCATGTTGTTAATAATAAGTTTATTATCATTAATAACTGTCGTAGTATCAGATGGAATTATACCTGACAACCAAAGTGCTGAAATAAAATTTAATGCCACAACCTTATAGTATTGGTCTTTTCTGGTTATTTTATAATCCAAATATACCGCATCTTTTTTATTATACAAAATATATTCTAAAATATGTAAAAATCCCATATTAACGTCTTCCACGTTTTTTTCATCAGCAATATCCACTCCCTGTTGCATTCCATAATACAAATAATCTTGAAACGGATTTATATTATATTTATATGCTTCCCCCATGCTTCTCCTTAATTTTTTTAATTACTTCACTTAATACCGACTCACTAACATTTGAGGTATAGTCTTCGTTATCAATAACCTTTAGAATTTCCCTGCGCTTATTTTCAATTGCCGAGAACACGTAGTCATCAATTGTATCTGGAAACACCAGCACATAAATATTAACGGCAGAGTTCTGACCAATCCTATGTAACCGGTCACTAACTTGGTCGAATTCACCTACGGAATACGGTAATGTCATGATGAATAATTTACTTGCAGCAGTAAGAGTTAAACCGTAATTACAGGTTTGAATACTACCCAGAAATCCTTTTAATGGATTATTTGGGTCTTGAAACCTTTTCACTATATTAGCACGCACTTCCAAATCTTTTTCATCGCCAGTATGAAGTGCAGTAATATCTCCAAGTATTTTATGTATTTCATAAAGACTGTCCTTGAAAAAGTCCACAACAACAACTTTTTCACCAGTTTCGAATACGTTTTCAATTAATTCAATAACATGTTGTACCTTAACAAGTGCCAGATACTGTCTTAGGCGAATCATTATTGTCATGGGATTTCCATTGGGATTTTCAACGAACTCATTAGCAACACCTGCTTCAATTTCATCATAGATTCGTTGTTCAGCATCGGTCATTTCCAATATAATGCGTTGATAGGTTTTATCTGGAAGGTCAGTCAGGACTTCGAACTTACGCTTTCGATGTGTAAAAGGTGCAATCTTATGATAAAGTTCTTCGAGTTTCTGAGTCATTGTATCGACATGATAACCCCAACCATCTTCATTACGGGTCATACCACAATAATATTCTTGGAAATATTTCTTAGTTGGGAAATCAACAGCAGAAATCTGATTCAGAACCGTATATAATTCATGTGCTCTATTAGGTGCAGGTGTTCCCGATAAGAAAATCTTACTGATTTTTTCATTTCTAAATATAGATTTTCTAAACGTACTCTTGAAATTCTTATAGGTGTTGGCTTTGGTGTTTTTGAGTTTTGATGACTCATCACAGATAACCACATCAATTAAATTTATCCCCAATTTCTTCCATTTGGTGATAAATTTTTTATTTTTAGTGTTTTTGGGATTAAAGAAATCATAATTAATAATAACATACTTGGCTTCTTCGATACCACAAGTATTTTTCTTCCAGTTTACAATATGTGCAGTACTGTTTGTAAATTTCTGGATTTCACCATAGAAATTAAACTTCAGGGAATTTGGTGTGATAACAAAAACCTTTTCAAAACCATTCATCTCAACATAAAGAATAGCCGATAAACTTTTACCAATCCCCATTTCATGGGAAATTAAAGTACTGCGTGTGGCATTCATGAACATCGCTGCAACGATTTGATGTGGGTATAGTTTAACCCCTTCTTTCAGCAAAGCATGCATTTTCTCACTGTAATCCACATAGGTTTTTTCGAGTTCCAGCTTATATTTAACCCAATGTTCTTTTTTAATGTTGAGGTCGGCAATGAATTTACGCTTTTCTTCTTCCTTGATTTCAACCCCTTTGATTTGTTCTATGAAGATTTTACGACTGTCTTCATTACCGAAATCAAAATGAATTTTCTTTGAATCCCTATATCTTTTAATTATACTAAATAGTGAGGCAACGCTGACTTCCCAACATATCATCAAGGCATTCCATTTACGAGTTTCTTCTGGAAGGTTTCTAAGACGAGACACTAATTGGTCGTTAATGGGGAATCTGAGATAATACCATTGTCTTTTTCGGATTCTCTCGCAGTGCACGACAAACGGTAAACCACTGAGTTCCATATTTTAAATTATTTTTACAAATATAGTTGATAATTTATAATAATACAATGTTTAATAAAAAATCTTTCACAATGAACAATAAACGGTTTTTCAACTATTTATCTTAAAAGCAATTAATTATGAAATCGGGTGTTTATATGATTAAAAATATAATTAATAATAAACTATATGTTGGTAGTTCAAAAAATGTAAATAGAAGATGGATGGAACATAAAAATTTATTAAATAATGGAAAACATAAAAATAAATATTTATGTAATGCATGGAATAAATATGGTGAAAATAATTTTAAATTTTCAGTCATTGAATATGTCGAATTAGATGGTTTAATTACAAAAGAGCAGTATTATATTAATTATTATAATGTTTGTGATAAAAATAGTGGATATAACTTAGTTCCTAAAGCTGGAAGTAATTTAGGTTGGAAACCATCGGAAAAAACCAGAAAAAGAATGAGTTATAGTGCAAAAAGAAAACCACCTGTATCTGAAGAAACCAAGAAAAAATTAAGTATCGCACGCATGGGAAATAAAAATGGTTGTCGTGTTGTAAGTGATGAAGAAAGAAAGAAAATATCAGAATCACATATTGGTATTAATCGTGGGGAGAAAAATGGTATGGCAATTACAAACAGGAATGAAATAATTGCCATAAGAAATGATTATGATAATGGAATGTCAATATCAAAAATAATGATAAAATATAATAAAAAAAATTCTTTCACTTATCAAATTGTAAAAAGATTGCGATGGAAATGGTTGGATGATGCTTAAATTATCAACTAAACCACAGTCGTTTTAGTTAAAGAATCTGAAATAATTATATTAATATTACCGTTGACTGGTAATCCAATTTTTCCACAATTATCCCCAAGAAAATCAACAGTAAAACTTGCTTCATATCTACCAGCTTTTGCTGTCTGTGATAATTTAAATCTGTACATGAGTGTGTACTGAACTTCATCAGGATATTCAGGTCTGTTGTTATTAACAACAAGATTTGCTGCTGCATTAGCAACACGATATAAACCAGAGTCGGCTTCGGTCATTGAAAATGTCACGGCAACGTTTTCAAGCATATCGGGAGTAATATTGTATTGCTCCATCGTGTGTTGCGTTAGTTGATATTTCAATTCAGGAAGCGTGCTATCCTTCTTGATAAAAAAGTTGTTGATATTAAATGTGCTGTAATCCATTATCCTTTTTCTTCATCAGCATTATCACCTGTAATTATTCTTTCGGCTTCCATTAGTTTTTCTCTATTGGCTTGAACATTTTTAATTTTCTTCTTTGCTGTTGCACCAATACCATCACCAATCATACCCATCATCAAGGCTTCGAAATAAGTAAATTCGTGCCCCACAAATTCAACATAAAATCTGAACATAATATATGTTGATAAAAATGTTACAAGATACCTGCGCCAATTATCACGAAGCCAAAATTTCCACTTCCACTTCTTTGGGGTATTAGAACTTAATTTATCTCGTAAACTGATTTCATTTAATG